TTGGGCTGGTCGATGATAAAGGCGGTTCAACGGTTCTCGACGCGACCGGGACGCACATAGACATCGATAAATTCTTACGTGTAGAGGCAGAGAACGCCGCGAAACTAAATATCGTCGACAGAAATAGTATTGAGAAAGCAGCCTTCGGAGAACAGGGCCAGCGAGGCCTCGATCTTATGAAGCAGCCACAAGTCATGGCGCAGACTGACGAATTAAAACGTGAATTCCCAGATTTCAAAAAGCGGTACGACACATTCTTCCAGGAATACAGCAAGCAGTCGCCAATCCAGGCGGCTCGCGAGACGTGGATGGATCTGACGAACGTGTTGTCCGATATCGGGCAATTTGTTTTGCCGCCGCTGCTGACTGGCCTGCGCGGCCTTGAAGCAATTCTAAAGACGATATCCGAAAAATTTCCGAAAACAGGCGAGCCGTTCGGGCCGCCGGCGAAGGGGACTTTGGGCGAATCGCTCGGCACCGGCATGACCACGGGAGCCCTTGGGGGTGCAGCCATAGGCGCTGCTTGGGGTCTTCTAGGTGGCCCATTTGCCCCTGCCACCGTTCTCGGTGGCGCCCTTATTGGCGCGGCGTATGGAGCCTTCGCCGGCGGCCTCTATACGGGCGGAGCGCATTTGCTAGGTCCAGGCGGATTGTCGCTGATAACGCCAGCAGGCGCAGCGGAGCGTTCGTCCGGTGCGTGGGCACCACGCGATGACGCTCTCCTGCCTTGGCCAACGGCGCAGACCGAGCGCAGCAACTTCCTCGGCGGTCCTCTCGGAGAGGCGCAGCTTAAAAGGGCCGCCGCAGCCGCATTGACCACCGTGCCTGCGATCCCATTTACCGGGACGGTGCCGGGCGGCACTGGCCTCGGAGGTTTGCAGACACCGCAGGTTAAAACCACGAACAGCACCGTCACGTTCAATGTGACCGTCAAGGCCGAGACTGACGAGCCGGAAACACTGGCGCGCAAGGTTGCGACATTGCTCTCCGGGATGCTCGCCAAGGCGACCGAGCATAACCAAGGCGGCGGCGATGGCGTCCTGTCGAGCCCGTATACGAGCGGGGCCGCAATGCCATGACGCTCCCACTAACCATCGGCGGCGTGCAGTTTGCGGACATTGAAATCCCGCAGACAATCGGGCCGTTCGGCGGCAAGCAAACGCTGGTCATTCACGAATACCCAGGCGGTGCGAAAGACGTCGATAGCCTCGGCGCGTTCCCACACACCGTCGAATGGTCTGGGATATTTTCACAGGCGGCAGCGTTCGCGCGCGCCCAATCGCTCGACAGTATCCGCGCACTCGGCCAGCCGGTCATTCTGACGTACGGGCCGCAGTCTTATGTCGGCAAGGTCGCCAGCTTTGAATACAATCCGAAGCACCAGTATTTAATTCCCTACAAAATCTCGTTTGAGCCGATCGAGGACTTGTCCGGCGTCGGCAATGTGCCGAGCGGCGGCGACTCACTAGAGACGCAGCTTGGCGATGTGGTTTCGTCAATCACCGATATTGTGCAAGGAAACGACGGGTTGCCGTGCCCGGTCAGCCTGATTGCGCCAGCGACATTGCTCACGACTGCGATCTCCACCGGGCTATTGAACGGCAACGGGACGGTCGCGGCCATTCCATCCTCAAACTATGCCGCAATCAATGTCGCGGCTCAGGCCGTGCAGAGCGCAGCCGCGCAGCTGATTATCGGAACCGACCCAACGCAGGCCGCGCCAGCATCGGACTTGGCGTCGGCGTCAATCGCCGTGCAGAATATCATCGCGGCGCCGAACGCGCCGGTGCGTCAAATGACGATGATAAACCCGAACCTGTTTTCCGTTGCGGCTCAATATCTTGGCGATCCTCAACTTTGGGAACAGATCGCGACGGCGAGCGGGTTGACCGACCCGCAGCCGATCGGACAGTTTTTGATTCAGGTGCCGGCCACATGACCAGCAGCACCATCAACGTGGAGTTTCAGGTCGGCGGGACACCGATCCCGATTGAATCATTCGATGTGACCGGCAGCAGCGATGGCTCGACCGGCCACGTTCTTGCCTCTACCGGCATGGCGCAGCTTGCCGCGAACGGCATCGATCTAGTGGCGCTGTCGATACAATCGCCAACCGCGACGCCGGTTGACGTGTTTGTTGAGATTGATGGCGTGCCGACGCAGATTTTCAGCGGCGAGTTTCTAAGTGCCGGTTACAAATACAGTGCAACATCTGTCAGCATTCACGCCCGCGACTGGTCCGGTCCGCTCGTCGATCAGCGCCGCGTGCTGGTCAGCATTCTAGGTGGAAACACCGGAGCCCTTGCGCCGTCGCAGGATCAAACGTCTGGCATCAGCACGCAAAATAAAAAGCTGTCAGATATTGTCACCGCCATCGCCAACCAATTCAGTCTTACGCCGGACCTTCGACTTGCGCAGGGCAGCGATGTCGATATTGGAACGATCTTCGGCACCAGCGCCGACACAATCCTGACCACTACGCTGCAGAGCTTGTGGGCCATTCTCAATCGACTGGCGCGAGATACCGGAAATATCGTTTACACCACGCCGCAAAAGTCGCTGGTGTTCGGGGAACCCGGTGCAGGGCTTCCGACGATTCCGATCACGTACATGGTCAATCCAATACCGGACGGATCGTATGGCGCCGAGAGCTTGGATATCAACCACAATCCGCGCCGCAACATGACGTTTCAGGTCGTCGTTCTATCCTATGACCCGACGCAATCGAAAATGACCAAGGGCCTCGCCTATGTCGTGGGGTCAAACTTTACGACCAATGACGCCGCAACGGTCAATCCTGGTCTATGGTCCGGCCAGCAAGCGCAATCCGTATTAGCCGCGACATCGACTCCGTCCGGGAAGCCCGCGACAGACAAGAATAACAAGGTTCCGATTTACACATTCCACGTCGACGGACTGACGCAGGCGCAGGCTACGGCCCGCGCGCAGGCAATCGCGCTCGACATATCCAAGCGTGAGTTAATCGGCCATGTGAAATGCGATTGCATCCCAACAGTCATGCCGAGCAATCCGGCCACGCTGGCGGGCCAGATCAACCAGGAGTTTGCCGCGCACCAGTATTTCGTGACCAACTATTCGCACCACTTCAAGATGAGCCCTAAGTCGAAAGTCGGCACGTTTCACACCGAGATTAAATTGCTCGACCGCCAGCCTATCGGGGCCGGCGAGTCTGTCAGCACACAGCAGGCGGCGTAATGGACGAACTCGCACATCAGATCAAACATGCAGCGCAGCAGCAGGGAGATAGCCCGCGGCCGTTCGTCTATGGGCATATTTCGTCCTATGACCCGAAGCTGCACCGCGTGCGCGTGGTGTTCCCGAGCCTGCGCGATGAGGCCGATAACCCGGTACTGTCGTCGTGGATGCCGCTTGAATCGCATTGGGTCGGGCCATCATGGGGTTTCCAGGTTGCCCCAATCGGCGGGGCGACGCAGCAGAACCCGACGCAAGGCGAAATGGTGCAAGTGCATTTTGTCGAGCATCGCTACGGCGTCACGAGCTGCGCCAAGATGTTTTTCAATCAGGTCAATCAGCCGCCGTTTACTGATCTGAAGCCCGGTGAAATGGGCATGAAGCATCAGAGCGGCAGCTATCTAAAGTTCACCAACGACGGGAACGTGACGGCGGTGACGCATCAGGATTTGGTGGCGACGGTCGGGCGCGACGCTACGGTGACGCCAACGCGAGATGCCGTGGTCACAGCCGGGCGCAATGCGACCGTGGCCGCCCCATCAGGCAGCGCGACCGTATCCGGTCAATCCGTTGCGATCACGTCTGCTAGTACGCTTGCCATGACTGGAACGTCGATAAATGGCGGCGACGGCGGCGGACTGCACAAACTTATGACCGACACCGCAATGGCCGTCTTTAACTTGCATACGCACCTCGACTCGCACGGCGACGAGTCGGGGCCGCCGCAGCAGCAAATGGACGCTAGTGACCTGACAGCAATCACGGAGTTGCAATGACCGACACCGTTGACTTCTTCTGCGAATGGAACGGTGACTTTGTCGTCACGCCGTCCGGCAGCATTCAGACTGCGGTAGGATGGGATCGCGTGAGACAACGTATCATTCGCCGCATCATTACCAACTCGCAGCAGACCTTGCCGACGGGAGTAAGCACGGCAGCAGACTACGTGTTCCACCCCGACTTTGGATTGAGCGGTGGATCTCTTGTCGACGCCAATCTGTCAGAGGATTACATCGCGAAACTGGAACAAATTATTTCTCAGGGCGTGCTAGAGGACGCGGACGTGGACTCGACCACGCCGCCGACGATTCAATACTCGCGGCCCAATAACGAAACGCTTTGGGTGGTCGTTAGCGTTCTGCTCAAGTCCGGTGTTCCTGGTCAGTTAGCTTTGCGGTATGGGCCACAACCGCCGCCGTCAAGTCCGCCATCATTGGACTTCTCGCAGCAGTCCAATAGTCAATACTTGCCGCTGATTTGAGGACACAATGACAGGGCTGCCATCAAAAACATTCGCGCAATTCACGCAGGCGATGGTCAGCGGCTGGGCGTCGTCGCTTGGCTTCCCGCCGACGTTCCAAGAGGGGGACGCCTTTTATGCGCTGATGGAAACTGTTTCGGCGCAACTGGTTTTCATTCAGGCGCAGATTCAGTTGGTCAACGATATCGCGCGCGCGCAGACTTCGAGCGGCGCGGACCTAGATACGTTCTATGCGCAGTTCGGATTTTATCGCATTGGCGGAACGCTGGCATCCGGGCAGGTGACATTCGCGTCGTTCTCGCCAGCGACCAGCTCCGTGCTCATCCCGGCATCAAACCCGGCTGCAATGCCACCAACGCAGGGCGTCATCGTGCAGACGCAGGGCGGCGCGATCCAGTATCAGGTCGTGGCCGACCCGACGCAGCCGACATGGAACGCCTCGCAGAACGGTTATATCTTGGCACCGGGCCAAAGCAGCCTCGTCGCGACCGTGCAGGCTCTTTTGCCAGGCTCGGCCTACAATGTGACCACCGGCCAATTATCCCAGATCGGCACCAGCCTTGCCGGTATCGATACCGTGACCAATGCGGCGGCAATTACCAACGGAACCGACGCGGAACCGGACGCGACCTTCCGCGTGCGCTTTGTGCTGTTCATCAATTCGCTGTCGAAGGCGACATATGGCGCGATCACGTCGGCGGTGTTCGGCATTGCGGGGGTCAGCAGCGCGGCGATTGTCGAAAACGTCAATGTCGGCGGCTATGCGCAGCCCGGTGAATTCATCGCCACTATCGATAATGGCACCGGCGTGCCGCCTGCCTCGCTCGTGACGGCAGTGCAAAACGCGCTCGAAACCGTGCGCGGGTTTACCATTCTGGCGGTAGCGCAGGCGGTCACTCAGACATCAGTCACCGAGCTGATAACGGTGCGTACCGACCCTTCGTTTACTCAATCGGTGGTCAATGCGGCGGTGCAGGTCGCATTGCAGACCGCGACCAATAGCCTCGGCATTGGCGCCATCCTCTATATCAGCGCGCTTGAACAGGCGGCGATGTCGGTGCCGGGCGTCATTTCGGTGCAGCCTGGGACGAAGATCAACGGCACCAATGCGGACTTGACAGTAAACCAATTCAAAAGGGCTTTCGTCCCGATCAACAGCGTCGTTGTGGATAATTATTAGGATGGGTGCGCTACCGACCACGATCCCGCTTCTTACGCCCGACCAGTTTGCGGCGCGCATCGCCGCGCTTTACCCGGCCGGATGGTCGTCTGCGCAGGCCAAGTCTCCGGGCGGCGCGGTTTATGCGGCCTTTAAGGCTATCGGCAGCGGGCCATCGTTCGAAATGACCGCGCTGGCCTATGCGGCGGCGGCGACGCGATTGCAGACTGCGCAGGGGCAGGCGCTCGATATCGCTGCGGTGGATTATTTCGGCGACGACGATGCGCAGCTTAACGGACTGCCGGACTATGACGGATCGGTCGAGGGCCAGGGGCTCGATTCGGACGTGTACGCGCTGCCGCGCCAGCCGGGCGAAACGGACGATGCTTATAGCGCGCGGCTGATCGCGGCGCTGTTGCCGACCGGCGCGACGCGGCCAGCCGTGACCGCCGCGGTGGCGGCGGCAAGCGGCTTCCCGCCGCGCGTCGTGGAGCCTTGGAGGCCGGCCGATACTGGCGTTTGGGACCCGTCGCCTGGCACGCCCATGGCCTTTTGGGACGTCGACACGTCCGCGAATCCGTTCCGCTGGACCGATCAAGGGCTTGCGTATCAGGGCTTTATCCAATGCGTGCTGCCGCAGGCGCAGCCGTTCGGAAACAATCCGACGCCCTGCTATG